TATGGTTATTCTTACTTCGTTACATCTTACCAATTATTATCGCGATTGTTTGTTTGGCACAATTTTTCTAAACTAAAACAATAAACCTAGAATAAAGATTCTTTCTTTACTCTAGGTTTATTGTTTTAAAAAAATGAAGATAGTAGTTGATTAAAACCTTCTATCTTCATTTTAATTCATTTATTATTTAGAATAGTTGCTATTCTTCGATAATTGATAAATAATAAAAATTAACTCAAACTAAAAACCGTATATTTCAAACTATTTCAAGCATATTTGAGGGTATTTTTAATCTAAATGAAAATATAGGGAAAATAATAGAAATTAGCAGGTATCTAAATGCTTTTTCCCTATATTTTCCCCATCAGTCTTTTCTTTCCTTACGCTCCTGGATTAATTGCTCAAATTCTGCAATATCCTCGTGATCCATATTTTTGATGAAATTTCTAGCTGTGGAACGCTTGTTAATATAATTCTTGCGCTCCTTATTCTTATCATCCCATTTCTTGTTGGCTTTTCTTTTTGATTCTGATAACTTATTCATATCTCACACCTACTATTTCCTCTGGTTTAACTTCTGCAACGATATATTCTTCATATTGTCCGCGGTTAGAATCGTTAGGTGCAATTTCATTTCTGTATGCTTCTACTTCAACTTCAAGGACCACATCTCCATATTGGCTGAAACTTTTAACTTCTGATGTTGGGTTGAATAAGTAAACCACCTCAGTTGAGTTATTTGCTCGTCTATTACCTTCCCAGTTGTCGTTACCAGTTTTTGAAATTGGTAGAATACCTTCTTTTAAGATTTTTTCTAAGTCCTCTGAACTAACATTTTTATATAATTTCATTTTTTTAGCTTCTCTGAACTCAAAAGGAACAATTGTAGAAGAATAATCTTTATCTCCAATTTTTACGCCCTCGTTAAAAATTTTAGCTACTCCGTAATAATCAAGTTTTAATTCATGTAAGAACTCGAATACAGTTATTCTATCGTTTCGCTCATATTCAGAATTGACATATTCTTCGTCGTTTCCTCTCACAATTACTGTTACTGATTTAACCTCTGGCGTACTTAAATATCTGCTGCAATGAGAAATTCTTACTATTTCAAGGACTGTATGGTCATTTTTTCTTATGATATCAAATGTAGTAGTGTAATATTTTGATATCTTTACAAATTTAAAAATTGATTGTGCTCTAAGTAAGCGCTCTTTTGTTACTTCTTTCATTAGAGATCTACCGTTTTTTTCTATAAATTTTCCCATGATATTTTACCTCTTTTCTTACTTCGTACCTTAATTATATCATACACGCTTAAGCGTGTAAATAGTTTTTTGAAAAAAGTTTTTAAAAAGTTAAAAAAAAAATACCCCTCAACTTTCGTCAAGAGGTAAATGAGCTGACACCAGCTCAGCCATAAGGCGATGTAGATAAATCTTTATTTGAACTCGAATGAGTTAGATTCAAAATAAACATTCTCTCAAATAATAAAATACCGTATTTATCTATGACTAAATAATACTATTATTTTTAAGTTTTGTCAATAAAAAATCCCCCTAACCGAAGTTAAGGGGGAATGGTATTTAGGTATTTTCAATGTAACACTATTTTTTAATTTTGTCAACAAAAAATAACCCCCTAATTAAAGGGGGTGTAATAACGTCTTTAATTATAAATTTTTACTTTTTAAAACTAATCTAGGTATCTCCACGTACCATAATTAGTACCTGTTTCTAGTTCCATGCTTGCTACATAACGTCTTTCTCCGCTGTGTGATACGTAAGACAGCCATTCATAGCCATTAGCGTAACAATATTCAGTATAATTAAACTCTTCTCCTGTTTCATAAGTAGCTACTATTTCAGCATCTAACGAAGGCTCTGAACGTACATTAAGTTTATCAACTGTAACTGTGAATACTCTAGCTTTATCTAACGTTTGTAAGTCTCCATTTCCTGTAGAGGTTGCTGGTGTATCATCAACAGGGAAGTAAAACCACCCAATGACTCCGTCGAAATTACGAGTGCGGTAACGAGCAGGGCCTCCAACATATAAGCTATCTGCATTGCCATCAACATTTTGTTCTACTGTTTTCATTGTATATCCGTCAGAGTCTTCAATTACAACCCCTGTATGTCCATAAGAATGTCCATATAAGTAAGTAGTATCCATTACGAATACAGCACCCTCTCTTGGTTTGCTATCCAAGTTCCCTGGTTCGTTATATTCTACTTTGTATCCTAGAGCAGCAGCACTATTTAATAAATCAATAGCGTTCCCCCATAATTGTTTACCAAAGTATAATACTGATAAATAGTTAGGTAAATCTACACATTGTGTTCCATATACACCATCTTGGTCTACCCCAATACCTAAATCTGCTAATCTGCACGCTTCATTTACTATATCTTTTGTTCTAACCATCTTTTTATTCTCCTTTTTCTTCTTTTAAACCTTTATAAACTTGGTGCATACCTGTTGCACTCAAACCGCTTACTATACCGACTAAAACATTTGTTCCGTTAAATCCATTTATTGTAACAGCTAATATCGCTCCTATAACCCCTAACACTAAAGGGATGTAATTATTAGGTAGCTTAGGTACACTTGATTTTAGCGTGTTTCCAATTAACCAACATAATCCAACTATCATTGGACTAATAAATTGTTGTAATTCTGACATATTATTTCTCCTTCATCATCATTTTATCGAATTTTCTATTAAGATTTTCTATATCTTTGACAAGTGTATTGACACGAGTGTTTAGCTCAATAATAACATCATCTCTCGTCTCAATCTTTTCAATCCTTTTTTCTAACTTATCAATTAATTTAGCATTACTTGTTGACGTATGTTCCAATAAGTCAATTCTCATTAATTGTGAGTCTGATTTGTTTTTAAAATTCAAAGCAACTCCTATCAACGCTATCGCAAGCGATATGATAGGTATTAATTCATTAAATGGCATCAACCTACCTCCTTGTACTAAATTTAAAAGAGCAAGATTATTCTTGCCCTTTTTTCTCTTCTGCTTCTTTTAAAATTCTATCTACTTCTTGCTGCACTACTTCTCTAAGATTACCGATATTAGGAACATCTTCAATCGTACGTCCACCGCCGATTATTCTTTCTACATGAAGTCTAACTAAAAAATCAGTAGGTTTAAATCTTAATCTACTTGGTCTCATTACTCTCAATACCCCCTTCGCTGTGTGATACCCCATCGCTAGTGTGTTCAGAATTTCCATTTTCTTCTCCTTCTTCTTCCTCAAACATTTCTTGAATTGCATCCATTATTGTTTGAAACATATACGCCATCGCATCATTTAATTGTGCTTTTGTGATATATCGTCCTGCTTCATCTTCTAAATCTTCTTTTTTATCTGTTTCCTCCCTCGTTAAAATTATTTCTTTATACTTAGTAGGCTCTTCTGTAGGTTTCCACACCTCAACTGATGTATGTTCTCCTAATACTTCAAATAGTCGATTATCGTATTTGAATTTATCTCCAACAGAATAATCTATTCCTACTTCGTAAGAGTCAAAAGCATCAATAATAATATCTCTATTATCATTAATAGTTTTAGCATCTAAAACGTCTAGCAGCAAGGTCATAAGCAATTTATCATTACCTTTATTAACCTTATTAACTAATTTATGTAGTGCTTTTTCTCTCGCTTTGTGGTCTTCATTACCATTACTTAAAATAATCATTTGACGAGTTAAATTAACATACTCTGTGATTAATGCTGGTGTAGAGTCACCCTCATACATTTGAATTGCTAATTGACGTTTTATTTCTTCTAATATTTCATTATCTGATACTGTAGCAAATTTACCTGGTAAATCAGCTCCCCCAGTTAAAAATACACTACCTTTTCTCAATGAGAAATTAACAGATACACTTTTATATCCACCAGCTTCCGGTATTGCTGTTCTGTCTATAAGTTCTAATGCCATTATTTTTCCTCCTTAGACTTTATCTCCTCTACCAACTCTTTTAGTTCCTTGTTAGAGTCAATCAATTCTTTTAACCCTTTTAGTTCTTCCATCTCTTCATTAAGTAGTTGATAAGCTACTTTATATTGAGCGAGTTCTACTGTTTTTTCGCTTAATTCTTGAGCTATTAAATGAATAGGTTGTATTGTGTTATCTTGCATATTTTATTTCCTCGATTTCTTTTTTTATTTTTTTGTTTTCTTCTGATAATTCTTGAATTGCCTTAATAAGATAAGGGATTGTGTCGAAATAATTAATTCTTAAATAATCTGTTGGCGTGTCTTTATTTTCAAAATGTCGAACTACTAAGCTTTTGTCAATATTCTCAACTTGTTGGGCTATCGCTCCCAATTTTTCAAACTTGCCGTCTTTTTTCCAATTAAACTCAACCATTTCTATTTTGTTAAGCGTGTCTAGAGCATTAACTTTAGTTGGTTGAATGTTCTCCTTTAATCGCTTATCAGAAATGGCACTTTTAACTCTGTCAATTTGCCCCCACCAAATTACAGTGGAATTTGCCTCTCCGACAGTTCCGAACACATCCGAAGCTCCTACATCAACTCCGTCTCCTTGCGCTCTCAATCTTCTTGAAAAATAGCTGTCTCCAGTAACATATAAGGCGTTAATATTGGCGCGATTGTTCACAATCATTGCTCCGTTATTCATTACATACCAAGACTGTTTGCCTTCAACGTTCCACTTGTCGCCCCAGTTGACCCACAAAGCTGTCCCTTGTTCTCCGTTAGTTCCATCGCTCATTCCTATTTGGAATTGGTTGACACCTGTTATCCACTTGCCGTAGTTAGCGTGTTTATTACTACCTATTGAGAATGTTCCGATTTTTCCATTATAAGCTGATAATAAATCTGTATCTATTTGAGTAGATGTTATCTTGACTGTTTGTAGTTGGTTAATAAATGCTTTTTTAGCAAACAATTCTGTAATAAAAGCACTATTAGCCAAGAATTTTTTAATCAAAGCATTATCAACATTTAGATTAACAGCTTTTACTGCATTAGCTGCAAGTATTTCGGTTGTTATACTTCCCGCTTTATGGTGTCCAGTTTCCAAAGTATTAGCTTTGATTTTTCTACCTTCAAGCGTTCCATCTAAAACCATATTTCCTGTTACTCTAATAAGTGGGCTTATTAAGTCAATACTATCCGGCTGCACTTTCATAATACTAGCAATAGTTCTTCCATCAATCGTTTTTCCGCTTCCTATCGTAATTCCATTAGATGTAACAGTAACATCTGATTTTTTCAAAACCTTATTATCAAGTTCACTAATTGCTAAATTAACCTTACCAGCTAATGTTGATATTTCGGTTTTAATATTTTTATCGTAAAAGTCTAAAATAGCTCCAGCGTTATTAAGTTTGATTTTTCCCCAAAGCTCGCTGTTTTGGTCTCGCATCTGAACATCTAAATCTCTTAGCTGCTTAAATATTCCGCTTAAAGAGTTTGTCTTTTTCTCGGGGTTAACAAAAGAGGTAACCTCACTACCTTGTTCTAGCTGAATACGGCTTAATCTAGTATCACCAACACACCCCATATGGTACAATTTTATTGTTTCAGTAGGACTAGCAGGAGTAAATGTATATTGAAATTTTCCATTTTTGAAAAATGCTTCATTTTTTTTATTTTGAATTTCTATATCCATTTAATCACCTACCATAAAATTTTAGTGTAACATTAGATTTATCGCTTTTTCCTCTAAGTCCTGCAACTTCTTTAAACTTTTCTAAGGCTGCCACATTAGGGAATGTAATTAAATACTGATAACTTTGTTTTTCAAAAGTCGAATACCCCACTATTTCAACACCATCAAATTCAATTTTTTTCACTCGGTTAGTTTCTGTGAAATCATATCTGTTAGCAAATATATTCATTCGATTTGCACTGAAATTTACATAACATCTCTGTACTTCTCCTAGAAATTTGATACTTTCCCACACCAATTTATTGCCAACATATCTTTTTTCAGCTTCCTTATTTCCGATTATTATTTTTTCGCGTTCCATAAACTCACCTACCTACTTAAATATATCGTATATTGTGTTAGCATCTTTGGTAAGAATAGCGTTGTACTGTTCTTCTGTACCTGCCCAATACTTCATAGGTTGGTTATTTTGTTGATTTATTATATTTTGACCTGGTCTTCCATCTGTACCATTTCTACCTGCCACACCTTGTGTGCCATCTTCCCCCTTGATTTTCGTCCATTTGTAGGAAGAATAACTAGTAGGAGGTGTAGAACTTGTTCCAGTGTATAAACCAATGTATATAGAATTAGCATCGTCACTCATTCCATATCCATGAGAATTATTAGAATATTTAATATGAGTGTAACTACTTACCCCATCTCGCCCATTAGTTCCTGGTGTTCCGTTTATCCCATCTCTTCCAGGTAAACCGCGCTCCCCTCGTTCTCCTTTGAGTTCATTTTTTTGTTGTTGAGTCAAGGCTGCAAAAGTAACTTGCCCGTCTCTGCCCGGTGCGCCTTGCTCTCCTTGTTGTCCTTTTTCCCCCTTATCTCCTTTAGGGCCGGTGAGATATTTCAAGCTAGTAAATACACTTCTTCCATCTCCTACCTTTAAATATCCTGAATCGCTTTCTACACCTATTTCTCCATCTAGGAGGATAAGGGAGCTGTTTCGCCACTCATTAGCTGTCATTCTTTTGTGTTGTACTCTTAATGGTATTTTTTCTATTGACATCTAGTTAATACCTCCATCTAATATATATTGCGGTTGTTCATTCCACTCACCTTGCCAATCTCTGACCCAACTTTCGTTTAAATCATGATAGCTATTTCCATCTGCAACTTCTTTAAACGATATATCCATGTGTAGGATATTCTGTTGAGTTATTATTACTGTGTTATAAACTAATTTTAGCCAATCACTTACTAATATATTGCTGTAGTTAGAACTATAGACGTGAAGCAAGTCCACTTCTTTTGTTCCTTTTTCTAGCACCTTATCCACTCTAGGATATAAATTATTTTTAGATGCCAAACTTACTCTAGCTCGGAATGGTAAAGGCTTGCTAAATACAATCTTCACATCTGTAAAATCGTGAGTTCTACACTCCGCTTCCCAACTTATAGTATATTCTTTCCCTACTTCAAAACCATCTCCATTATGAGAAAGTTCTATATAAGCTGTTCCTAATGGTATTTCTCGTTCGGCAGCACCTTCCAATCTATTTTTGTTGTAAGTAATACTATCATCAGTTCCCACCATTTTAACTGTAGTTTCAACTATTTGTTTAGTCTCTTCAATTTTCTTTCTAAGTTCATCTAAATTGCCGCTATCAAAGCTAGATAATTTGCTGTTAAACTCTTTTATAGTTGAATTGACTTCTGTTTTGAAAGTGTTTATTTTAGTTTCTAATTCAATAGCTTTTTCTCGTTGGTCTTTCTCGGCTTCAAGTTTTGCTTTTTCTATCCCAGATTTTACGAAATCCTCAATTTCTTTTGATTTTTCATTAAAGTATTTTTGAAATATTGCTTCTTGTTCTTCTAATAAGGCATTAATTCTAGCATTTAAACTATCTGTCTGAGTTTGAAGAGATTCTATTTTTGCATTAGCGCCACTATTAAAGCTAGCCCTACTATCTCCAACCTCTATTTCGTGATTTTCTTCAAGAATGACATCCCACACTACTTTTACTACTTTAGCATTTTCATTAATTATATTTAGATCTTGGTAAAATACTTTTAGCCTATCACATAAATCTACTTCTTCAAGTGCAGGAGTATCAAATATACCCTCTACTTTTGATAAGTCCTGGTAATTTAACTTAAGATTTACGCTAGGCATTCCTACATTATTACTTTTAATATAAGAATTAGCCTTATTTCTCAAATGCTCTACAGTTTTTAAATCTTCATCATTAGAAAAGTCAATCTTTAATATTCTTTTGTGCGTAAATTTTCCTACATGTGGACTATCAATTAAAATCTCGGGAAGAGTGATTAACTGTTCTCGATTATTGTCGTCTGTATATTTTTTAAAAGGGAATACAGTGGTATATGTTTCTAAAATCGACTGTTCCTGCTCTAAATCTAATAAGTTTTTTCCGTAAGCAATTATTGTAGGACTATCTATCCCCATTTGTTTATGGAGTTTGATATTCATATTATCGAACTCATACTCTCCTCCCCATACATCAAGAATAGATCCCGCTTTACCTCCGAGCGCTTCCCTTGCATTATCGATACTTTCAATTTTCCAGGTAGTTTTATTATTAGTTAAAATATCGGACCAAACAAAGAACTCTTCTCTACTATCGAGCAAATTATCTCTCCAGGTCAATAGTGCTCTTGTAGCATCACCATCAACTGAAATATCGGGTCTAAGAGCGTTCTTCGATGTTTTTGCTTGCGAGATATGTTGGCAATAAATTTTGTATCCTTCTTTTGTTTTAGTAAGTTTAGAAACTTCAAATCGTTGATTTTTAGTTCGATATCCAGTATCAACCTTTATCAACATTCCCTCTTCTATCTTTTTAATATCCTTACCGTTGACGGGATAATTAAATTCCAGGATATATATGCCATTCTTTTCTTTGGTCACATAACATTCAGAAGCATCAGAAAGAACTGATACTCCCAAATGTTCAAAGTTTGTTTCATTTGCTTTGTATAAAATCGGATAGGCCATTAAACTAACGCCTCCCATCTTGGAGTGATTTCAACTACAAATGAGTTGTTGTCCCATGATATCGTGTTATCTCCTATTTCAAGGTGTGGAAATGGATAAGTGAACACTTTATCATACTGCGATTCTTTATTATCCCAGTGGGCCGATTGAGTTTCACAATCAATATTAATGTGTCCACTAACACCTTTCAACCTAAATATTTGAGAATTAATATTCAAATTAATATCTCCTGTTCCTCTTAATTTAATAAGAGGATTTGCTTTTCTTCTTTCTGGGTTTCTTAATATTTGTCCGTTAGAAACTGTTATCTTATTAAGTCCTGTTTTCAAGTATTTAACAGGGTGGATTTTGAAATTTAAGATACATTTTTTCTTACTAGTTAAAGTCCCTTCAATTTTAAAAGTTTCAAAGAAATAAGCTTTATAAAGATAATTACTATCCCAACTCAATCCAAAATCAAACCATTTCGGCTCTATATTAATGAGATAATCATTTAATTTTGCAATAATGGTTTCTACGTTAGCTTTTTCATCGTATATTTTGAAAGGAAAAGCACGTTCTACCACATTCAATCTTTTATTATCTTTAATTTTAGCTCCATTAACCCCATCGATTTCAATTAATTCTGTCGAGTTAGAAGAAGACTCTAACTCAATATCATCAACTAATCTTAGTCCTAATTCTTTTGTATTAAGCTTATCGTAAGTAACATATTTAGTTATCAAAGTCTATCTTCCTCCTCTTTTACTAAGAATTTAATCTGATTATAGATTTTTCTAACATCTTCTTTACTATTTGTGTGTAGATTTTCGATGTGAAGAAGTGATCCATAATTATTAGTTCTATTGTTCGTTACGCTACTATTAGAGTTACTTCCAACAGGAGCAAATCTTAACGAATTAGTTCCTAAACTCAACATTGCTTCTGGTGGCTTAGGTTTAAAGGCTGAAATAGTACGTTGGTACATATCAAGAGCTTTATTCAACACTGGCATGTTCTTAATCATACCTCGAGCAACTCCACCTGTTAAGTGGTGACCTGTTCTTTTTTGTGTAAGTCTTGAAGGTGAGTGAATTTGAGCTTTTGCTCTTAACGCTCTATCAACTTCGTTTACAATAGCATTTGCTGCAGCAGTCACCGCGCCTAAAGCCGAATACATACCTTGTGCAACACCGTTACTTACTTGTGCTCCAATATTTTGAGCAACTGGTACGATGCTTTGTCCTATGCTTTGGATAGTATTCTTGATACTTTCCATCGCTGAACGAACATTACCCTCATTACTTCTAAGGCCTTCAGCAATATTTTTACCACTTTCTTGCCCAGCTTTTCTTCCCTCCTCTGCCATTCTACTAGCAGTCTGTTGAAGAATAGAGGTCATTTGCTGACAAGTTCCTTGAACAGCACTTTGCGCACTGCTCATAGCACTTGATATAGAAGTGGCTAAACCGCCCATTGCAGAGCCAACGCTCGCTAGCGTTGAAGTAAATCCACTTACAACGCCACTTACATTAGTCAGTGTTGAGCCCATTGTAGATATTTCAGAATTAAACGAACTTATATATCCACTAGCACTCATTAATCCGGCCAGAGATGTAACAACACTTACGCTGAACATTTGAACAGCTGTTGATGTTGAAATTAGTGTTGCGGGTAATCCATTTAACGATGTATTTAGGTTTGTAATTAAAGTAGGAATAGAAGTCAATGCCCCTTGAACAGAGTTAGCTGCTTCTCCTAAATTTAATAAACCTTGTGCCATCGTTTGCATTCCGGTTCCCGCTGTAGTCATTTCTCCTGCGTGTGCAGAAATTTTCCCCACACCTAAAGCAGTTGCTGTTAAAGTAGCGACCAAATCACCTAAATTTAAATCAACTAGAGTTTTCACTCCTTCCGCAAATAATCTGAAACCATTACCCGCTTTTTCCGCAGCGTTTCCTATGCTTTCAAAAATATTTGCCACACCGTCAAGTATTTTTCTGATTGAGTCACCTATGCTATCAACTACTGTTTTTACACCTTCACACACAGTTTTTACAGCAGTACCGAACTTTTCAAATGCAGTTCCTAATCCTTCAAGAACTGATTTAATAGCAGTCCCTACTGATTGAATAACACTTGCCACTCCTTCAAGAGCAAGTCGTACCCCATTACCAAATCCAGTAAATGCTAGAGCTAGACCCTCTAAAGTCCCTTTAATAGCGTTACCTACCGATTGGATAACTATTCCTATTCCTTCAAAAGCTAGTCTTATACCGTTTCCTACGCTTTCAATCGCTGTTCCTAATGATATAATAACGGTCGACACTCCGGTTAATACTGTGACAATGGATTCAGCTAAAACTGGTAACACTTCTACAAGACCATTAACAATACAATCAATAACTTGAGAAATAGCATCACCTAAAGCGTGAAATACTTTAGCAACTCCATCACCTTGAGTTCCTAAAAGTGCAAGTCCTGCACAAACTAATGCAATTCCAGCCCCTAAAGCCAACCATGTTGTTGGTGGTACTATTGCTATAGCTTGACCTAAACCTCTAAATGCTATCGCTAATCCAGTTCCAATTCCTTTAGAAGCTGTTGCAACAGCAGTTCCTAAAGAACGAATTACCGAACTAATTCCTTGTAACGCTTTTCTTATTCCATCTCCCAGGCCTTGGGAAACTTTTTGAACTCCTTTACCTATCCCTTCAACAGATTTACTAATTCCTTTACCTGCACTTTCTAAAGTGCTAACAGCGTTCTTCTTAAACAATTTAAAAGGATTTAAACTCTTAATAAAATTTAAGCCTTTTGTTGCTAACTTAATAGCTTTTAACGAACCTACTATTGCTAGTAAAGCATAAGCAATGCCGCTAATAACACTTGGTGGTAAAGATGCGATAAATTTTGCACAAGCACTAACAACTCTAGCAATTACGTTAACTAATACCCCAAAAGCTTGTGCCACTGTGCTTATTACCCCGCTATTTGCTAAAGATTTAATAACGTTGTTAATTGCCCCATTAATGTTTTTGAAGGCACTAATAATTGCGCTAATTGCTCCACTATTGTTTAATCCTTTCCACAATTCTTTTGCTACTGTTACCACATTTCTTATTGAGGATGCTATACCATTGATTATCCCCTCTATATCTATCCCATCGAGGAATTTCCCGACTTTATCAGCTAGCGCTCCAAAATCAAGCTTTTCTAACGCTTCTGTGATTCCTACAATAGCTTTTATCCCAAACTTGTTGAACTTTTCAAAAGTTGGCATTAATTTATTTGCTAAGGATTCTCTTGCTCCGTCAATTGCCTGGTCTACAGTTTTGAACTGTGTCGCCATTTTAGAAAAGTGATCATTGTTTCCAACTTTCTTTATCGCGTTGAAGAAGTCTTCTGTTTTTACAGTCCCATCTTGAACACCTTTAACAAGCTCAGCTAATGACATTCCCATTTCCTTAGCAACAGCTGCCATACCTGCTGGAGTTTGTTCCATCATTAATTTAAAGTCTTGCCACGCTACTTTTGGTTTAGCAGCCATTTGAGTGGCTTGTGTACTTAAAGTTTTCATTGCTTGCTGTGGATTTTCTGCAGCAGCTGCAAGACCACCGAATCCCGTTACTAACTTATCGGTTTCCTTAATCCCTACCGCTGCTAATTGTGAATAGGTAGACGCCATGTCAGAAGCGCTGTAAATAGTTTTGGTCGCATAATCTTGCATAACAGACTTCGCTTGAGCAATTTCATCTGCAGACTTACCTATCATCTGCATATTACCTTCGAAAGTCTTCCACGCTTTCGCAGAGCTGTTTAATTCGTTAGCCATGCTTTTTACGCTGTTAGATATTCCTCTAATACTCCCAACAATAGCTGAGTTTACTAAATTAGCTCCTAACACACTTTTAAAAACAGAACCTACTTTATTTCCAGCTCCTTCAAGACCATTTAATGCTCCTTTTAACCTGCCTATACCGGCGGTAGCACCTTTCTCATTAAGGTTGACATCTATTTTAACTTTACCTTCTGCCAATATATTTACCTCCTTTCTTTTTAAATTTTAATCGTCGATAGGAAGTTCATATAAGCGTTGAAGTTTTCTCATGTGATCTTTATATTCCGAACTATCACTCTTACTTGGTTTCCAAGAACGAATTTTGATAACTTCTACAAATTTTGTCCCGTCTGGCAAACCGTTTAATAGTGCATTAAACTTTTTCCAATGTAATTTACCTTGTTGCTCAATCAAATCTATGTTATAAGCCTGAAAAAAAGAAGCAAATATATAATCTGAATCGTATTTCAAACTATATAATTGCTCCTCTTCCTCTCCCCTGCGCTCCGGCATTGGATTACCGGCTAAATCATATTCAATAGGATTGAGTTTTTCGTTTTCAATATGCTCTTGAAAAATTTCTTTTAAGATAGTATCTATATCTTCAAAATTATATTTTGTGAAATTATCAAGCTCTTGTTTGGTGAATATAACAAGGGCAAGATAAGGTTTAAATTCAACTGAGATTTCCTCATCTTGCAGCATATCAAACACCCTTAACACATTGTCAAAAGATAAATCTAGCTCATATCTTTCACTACCAACGATTAATTCATCTTTTAATTTGTGAGATAAATCAAGCATGGTTAGTTGCTCAGATATTTAGTTAACGTATTCTCATTCACCAAATTAGGGATTTCGTCTGCTAATCCTTTTATTGCTTGAATACAAGCAATAAAAGTCGGAATAGTTGATTTATTGCAATATTCGTAAATTTTATTGAATGTCTCTTCGTCAAATAATTCAATCCATATTTCTTTTGCGAACTCTAAAATAGATTTTAAATCATCTATCGTTCCTTTTAAATTTTTGAATGTTTCTTCAGCTTTATCAGCTTTCTCGCTCAATTTAACTAATCTTTGCAAATTTTCATCACTTGCTACATATCTTAACTCAAAATCTCCAAAATCAACCGGAATTGTATTTTCAAACTTCTTAATTACTACCATGCTTTTTTACCTCCTAAATTATGCTACCGGTGTTTCTTTCGGTAAAGTTATCCACTTAATCGTTACTTCAAATTTTTCGTATTCATTCGCATCGCCTTCTCCAGTTTTTATTCCTGATACATTGGCAACTGCAGTCCATTGTTTCTTATTGTCTGGTGACACTACTTTAAACCAAACTTTTCTTGCATCCCCTACTTTGTATTTTAACCCAGCAATTAATGCTTGTGCTTCGTCTTCACTGTCAAAATCACCCTCGAAAGAATATCCCGGTTTAACAGAATTAACTTGTTCTTGAGGTGTACCATCACCATCATACCAAGCTACGTCGTCAGTATCTTCATCAGTTTCATCATTAACGGTTTTGATATATTTCGCTAATAATTTAAACGCTTGTTTTTCCGGTTCCGTTGTTGGGTTAGCCGGATTAAATGGTGCTATAAAATGTTTTCTCAGCGCATTTTTTTGTCTTGCCATATAGTTTTCTCCTTATACTTCTAATTTTGATATTATGTTTAGTGTGTAAATAAAAAAGTCTTGTTCATCTCTTCCATTTATGGCTGGCTTACCAACTTCAAGACTTAAAAATTGATAAGAACCATTTAAACTAGGTAATTGTAAATTAAATTCAGATAAAGCAGCGTGGATAGTCCACATTATTGAGTTTGCTTTTTGATTATCTTGACTTTTTACGGCAATTTCAAAAGGTAAACTAATTTCTTGTGATCCGTCCATGTATAATTGTTCCACTTTCCCTCCAGAAATTAGATTGATAACTAAATCATCTGATTCGTTAAAGTAGTCCAACCTTGCTTTTAGAGGTAAGTTTAACGAGTTAACAAAATTACATAGAACCTCCTGGAAATCATTGTTGTTTATCATTTTATCCCTAATCCTTTCTTAGCTAATTCTGACCAACGCTCCATATTAGTAGCAGAAGCTTTTTCAGTCCATTTACTCCCAGTCCCAGGCACTGTATATTTCCTAAACGTTACTATCCCGTTAGTACCATAGAAATGCGCTCTAGCATAGACAGTGTTCCAAATAGCTGCACCATTACTGGCGTGTCCGCTAGCCCTTAATACCCCTTTTCCATCGCTTGGGACGTATTTATCACTGTCTATTACTACTTGATTAGCTACCATCGTTTTAGCGTTTTTCACATTGCCTGGACCAAATTTTTTCTCTAATGGTGTTAAATCATATGTTACTTTTAAACTCATTAAATCACCGTTAATTCATAGGAAAATACCTTGCTCCTAAAGTAATTAGTCTCTATCCCAATCACTTTATATTCTCCGTGGGGATCTCTAATTTTAGCTTGTAGCCAACTATCATCAACCTCAACGTTGGAATATTTTGGATAAATAAAAATAGTCCCCAATTTTAGTCTTGTAATGTTAGTTAATCTTTGAGTATTTATTGACTTATCTATTAAACTTCTATCAAATCTAACATTTTCAACCTCGAAAGGTTGTTGATATTTAACTTTCCCCCAACTGTCTTTTTCTCCTGCTAAACTTACCGAAATAGAATCTGTAAGAAGTTTTTTATTTATCATAACAAACTCCTCTATAACCAAATCCTACGCTTTTAAGTAAGTTCATGGTGTCTAAAGATAAATTAAACTTACTAGCTTCTTGATTAGCGTTGTTTTCGTTCCCATAATTAAAAGTGGTACGTCCAATACTTACACTATTAAACGTTACTTTATCTTCGGCAGTGAGAATGCCGGACTCATTTAAATAACGTATTTGATTAGCAATAGCAAGTTTAACTGCTTTTTTTCTAGGGGGAATATCATCTTCTAAATTGTTATTTTGATAAAAATAATTTGTAAACAAGTCAATTGCCATTTCTGCTCTTTGCCTTAAATCTGAAAAATCTTTAATTTCTGCAAAACCTAGATCTTTAAATTCTTCCAAAGTTAAATAATTCATTGTTTAACCTCCTAAAAAAGAGGCTGAATTACTCAACCTCTTCTGTTTCTTTATTTTTTCCTCGTCCAGATTTTTTTACTGGTTCTTCTTCAACTGGTTCTTCTTCGACTTTAGTCAAAGCGTTTTCTCCTAAGATTTTTACAATTTCTGTAAATCTATCTTCTTCTAATTCCACAATAGATCCTTTTTTAAAAGTTTCCCAAGTATTCTTATCTGTAAACATTACGTTAACTGTATATTTTCTCATTTTAATCCTCCTATGCTAATGGTCCAGCGCTTGTTACTTTAATAATAGCTTTTTTATTGTCGTCTAAAGAAAATGTTCCACCTTTAGACGCAGCTTGAAGTTTGACTCCGTCAAAATCTTCTGTAGGAATAACCCTCGCCGTTTCAATTCCTACAAATGGAATTACAATTTCATCTGGTGCAAAAATTGCTGCTACATTGTTTTCAAAGTATTGTTCAGCAGTTTCTTCTAACACAAAGCCTTTATATTTGTGCATGCCATTTTCGTCTACCGATACACTTGATCCTTTGGCAGAAGTCGTTGACATCATATCAATTATGGCGTTATACAACTGTGGTCTTAAATATGCTTTAATCGGAGCGTTAATTTCAGTATTAGTTTTATAAACATTAATCGCATTAAATAGTTTTTGAATAGTAATTTCTTTTAGATCAGCTAAAGTTTCTGTCTTTCCGGCATTAGTAGACAAGAATTTTCCGGTACGTTTATTCATATCGCGTGTTTGAGCTTCTGAATGTAATTTTAAACGGTCAGCTACTGCAGCATCTAAATCATTGTTCACAGTAAATTTATCAATCCCCTCGTGGATTGTCATAGTATAATCATATGGCACATCTGTGTCTCCATAAATTACTTCTTTTAACTCCCCAAATCTGCTTCCTTTTCCAGTTCCTGTTCCAAATGCTGTATTTGCATCGGTATTATACGTCCCTACTACTACTGGAGTATTGTTGGTTTTAACTGTAAATGCTGTAGCATTTTGTTGCACCCCATCTTTTGTTTGTAAAGGTGCTAAAACACCACTAAAAGCTTTCGTTGCATCGAAAACTGTTGATAATAATTGTTTATATTGTTTCTCGTAATGACGAGCAGGTAATTTATTATTTTCTGTTCCCATTTATTTTTCTCCTTTTTATTTATATGAATCTATGATTGCTTGGAATGGATCTTTTGTATTTTGTCCAGTTCCGCTTGGATTGCCACCTACTGAAATTTGAGGTGTGTTCGCTTGTTGTTCTTGTTCAAATAAGAAAGGTTTACTTTCTCTTAACGAATTAACTACCTCATCAAGTTTAGGCTTTCCATCTTCTCCTAATTCAATCTTATCTACATCGATAAGCTTCATTAGAACATCGCTATCATGTGCCTTAACATCTTTTAATGCTAGTGCAATAGCATTTGTTTTATTTATTTGAGCCAACTTGTTATCACTATCAACTTTGAACTGGTCGAATTCAGATTGTAATTTTTCTAACGCTTGCTTAGCATCTGAATTAACATCGTTACTTTTAGTTAATTCTTCTAATCGAGTTTTTTGTGATTCAAGTTGTGATTTTAATGTTTCATTTTCGGCAGTCAATTCTGATTTCACTTGATTTTTTGCGTTTTCCAAACCTGCACCGTACGCTTGCATGATTTTATCAATCGCATCTTTATCTGTTACTCCTGCTTCATTTAACATTTCTCTTTTTAAGCTCATAAATTTAAGCTCCTTTCGTTTTACGTCCAATAGACTATTTTTTTAGCACTTTAACGCTGTGCAAGGCATAATAAAAAGACCTTTTAACGTCATGTCTAGGACTAATTTGCATAGTAAAAACACCTAGTATAAATTTACTAAGTGTTTTTATCTTTTTTCATGTAAAGGTCTTACTTTAGAATTTCTATCAGGTTCAGGAAGTCCTACTCTTTTAGCAAATTGGCGATATTCCTCAAATTCATCATCAGTCTTATTGTAATTAGGGATGTGTCGTAAATAACTAAATCTTTTAAATTCGACTTCTGTTAATTTCTTTTTACTCATCGTTATGTACCTCCAAAATCATTCGGTCCCCATCAATTTTTTTAACCTTATATTTCAATTTGTTAGAAAGTAACAATTCTTTTTCGTTAACTTCATAATTTGTATTCGCTCCAATATATAAAGCTTTTGTACCTTTAGGGACGTGAATTTCTAAAAACTTAGCTTCCTCCTCGTAATAATCTTTTATATCTGTATAGAAAGCCATTGCTTGATCTTTATCTAAACTTGTTGAATAGAATACTTTACCTGAAATAATATCCCCTTCACTAACACCTTTAAAATATTTAGCTTTTGTACCTCTAAAAGTTATCAAATCTTTATCTAACTTAAACTTTCTAATGGCAGAATCAATATTTTTAACATCTTCCCCACGTTTATAGTATTCATCACCAACTAAATAATCATTAATTTGTTGATAGCCGCCTTGTGTATAAGATTTTAAAGATTTCAATTCTTTATCAGTGAATTTATTATATACAGTATCACTATTTTTCTGTAATTTCTCAATTTGAGAAATATTTAAAACCTTATAATCTCTCCTATCTTTATTATACACCTTTTTCGGCTTATCTTCAACATTTTTAGCAGGATACTTACCAACTACTGTGGGATTCTTTTCTATAAGATTCTTACGCCCGCCTAAAAGAGTTTTTTCTCTCAATTTCAACTTTTGTAACATCTCTTTATCATCTAAATTCCTTATTAACTTTTGCTTATTTCTGTTAATTCTAATCTCACGATCAAATGCTTTTAATCTCGCTTTATCAAGAGCGTTTTGTTTAGCTTCCGCTTCAGATAAGTGTTCTAAATAATCAGGTAAATCAGGTTTATAATTCACACCTACTACAAATGGTGTCAAATAGTGTCCACAGTTTATTCCTAAACAACCACCGGGGCTGCCGTATCCATAGTCCGGTAAACTTAACACTCTTTCACCTTTAATAGTTCTTGCAACTCCTTTAGTTACTATTTGATGCTGCAATGGTGCACATAATTCTCTAGCGCTGGACTTTGTACTGTAATAAAATGTGTCTACTCCTAATTCATCTGCAGAGCGTTCCCTCATTTCTCGATAAGTCCTAAATGTCGTTGTGCGTATTACCGTTTGTGCGTAACGCTCTACAGTCCACGTTTTACCGCCTCTATCTTTAAAAGCGGTAAAACCTCTCTCATACATCTTTAAAACGGCTTCTGACAATGCTTTATTGTGAGACTTTGTACCCGATACTACGCTAGCAACTGCACTCTCTAAAGTCTTTTTATAATTATTTTGTAGAGCTTTCGGCATTGTTGTATTAATTAGATTATTAAGTTCAAACATTGTCTGTTTTGCTAATGAGTTCAAACTATCTTGAACCAATGGATTAGGTTTAACATCAGTTTTTAAAGCCTGTGCCAATTGTTGATGGCTATCTTGATATATTTTAAAGCCCTCGTTAGCAATTACATCTCTAAACACACGCTCAGCTACTCCTGTTTGCTTTGAAATATCCCTAACACTTTCTTCTGTTAATAGGTGCATATCATTTAATTTTTCTAATTGCCAAATATAAGGATTATCAATTAAATCAGCAGTTCCTCGTTGCTTTAATCTCCTAATAATGTTGTTCATCATCTGCATTGTTAGATCGTGGTACAATTCTTCAACTTCTTTTGATTTTACCCAATATTTACCGTCATTATTCTTTATCTCCATAGATTACCTCGTCAGTTCTTTCAAGGTCTGGTTGTGCTTCATCATTAATTTCGGATAACATTTTGCCAGCTTCTTCATCAGTTACTCCTAACACTTTTGAAATAGCATATTGCTTACTAACAATTCCACTTGCTAATGCTTTAGTCCAGTATTCAAGTTCTGCATTTCTATCAGTGAATACTCCATCATCTAGGTTGACTGAAATATCTTCTAACTTAGGTATTTCACCGCTGTAAATTCCGTGTGCCTTACCTAATTCACAGATTGAAACTACAAGTTCTTTGATTGAATGTTCTACTAGTGACACAATGCTGTTTCTTAGTTGGTAAGTATCAGAGTTTTCGCTAACTACTTCTGTTGCTGTCTTCATCGTTTTACCATCAAAACTGAACATTCCACCACTAACACCTACTTGCATTTCAAACATTGCTAATCCTTTGTTAATGGCTTTAATGTAATCATCAGCTCTAATCGGTGTAGTTAAATCAACGATTTTATTGTCATCAAGTCCTCCACCTATTTGAACAAATACATTTTGGTCAGTTTCAAATCTTCGTTTAGTTACAAACTTATTATCTTTTCCTGCTTGAAAAGTCATGTTAGTTAGTCCATCTGGAACAGCTACTCTTCTTTGCCCCATCTTAATTTCCCACATAAACTCATCATAAGTCCTGTTAATGAAATCAATTGTTGTTTTAGCATTATCAAAAATAGATAACCCCAACGGACTGTTAATATCTTTGTTGTTCATTCCTGGTGTTTTTAAGTAAGTAAATAACGGTCTACTTAATCCTTTAATCACAATGTTTTCTTCAAGATTCTCATATAATTCACTTAACAACGTTTGACTACCTACTGTATCAGCACTATTTGATTTATACAACTCATTAGTAATCGTTAAGTCGTCATCATTCCACTCATGAAATTCAATGAGAGTGTAGTACTTATTTGTTTTACCTTCACTTTTAACCGTCTTAGTAACAATAGCTGCACTACTTACATCTTGCATATTGCTTTGCAAGGGTAAAAATACTGGTGCTTGAATGAATGCTATCTTAATTGTTTTCCCGTCAAAATAAGGCCTCATTGCCATTCCACCTAACGCTAAACAACTTTCAAGATATCTTTCAAAGTTCTTATTAAATCTATCATTTAAAAGAACATCGTTAACAAATTGGTTAATTGTTTCATTATCCACAGTAATCTCTGCTTGCTCATTATAAACTAACCCTGCTATCTTCTTACAAGCCGTTCTTGCTAATGGTAAGTGGTTAAACTTCCTTGTGCGCTGTTCCCCATCGGTGTTAAGGTAGGTAACATCACTAAACTTACTCTGGAAGTATGTTAAATTGTTCTTTATTCGATTGTATTCTCTAGAAGATACCACTATCTTCGGATGGTCTAATATGCTTGTTAAACTACCTTGCATTGTGTATTTGCTCCTTTTAAAAAAATCTTTAATAATCTGTATAAGTTTCATTGTTAAACTCCTATACTTTTAATCCTAATAATTTTGCATTGTCCAAAACAAAATACTTAAATTCATCGACTGTGTGGTCATCTTCTTTAATTACTTTTGGTTCAGGTGTCTTAATGGTCTTCTCGTCGTACCTATACATTTTGTGCTCTTCGATAAAAATTTTGTTGTTTTCGTTATCCAAATAAAAAAATCTTCCTTGAGCAAGTAAGCTTGTTACAGTATCAATCATAGTTTGATTTTTTCTTTTAGCAACTGGATTCCATCTAACACCAAAATCTTTAAAATATTGATTCCTTAACGCTCCCTCTGCACTATCTATTGTTAATTTAATAGTTGGCACATTGTAGAGCTCTTGAACTCTACTGATGAAATCATTAATCATAATAGTTAAATCACTAGGTGCGGCTTTAACACTTCTACCTGCTGGAGAATAATAAAACGTGTCTAATAGAATCACGTTTCCTTTAGCAGTAATACCATAAGCTCCACACGCTGTCGCGCTCTGTTGATGTCCTGTATCTAACGCGTAAGATATTCCTATAATTTTATCATTGCTAGGTAATTCCTGTAATGGATGAAAGCAAGCCATGTTATAAACGTTATTACCTAAACCAACTGGTTTACCTAAATAAATGTATCGATAATAATCAAAGTCATTTTCTTTAATACGGTTAATATCAGCTAACATTTGATCAGTAACAAACCCTAATTCATCGTTTAAATAATTTGATTCATGAACCAAATAACTTTCGTTAGTTTTCATTAGCTCGCTCCACTCATTAATCCAGTTGTAAGGATTTCTTGGTGGATTATAACTCCAGTAAAATTTCACGAATGGCACTAATTTATGTTTCTGCCTCATAAAAGTAATGTTAGTTTGGTCAAACTCCTCTTGTTTGTCAAATTCAGCTGCCTCTTCATACCACACAGCAATAATGTTATTAATATCATTTGATTTTAACTTTTGAAAATCGTCTGCTCCATAGAAATAAAAACTTGAACCTGTGGCTTTGTGAGTTATTTTAAACGGCGATACTGTACTTTTAAATGAATTACTTAAGCCATACATGTTTATGGCCCAGTTTATCTTATTAAAGACACTATCTCGAATAGTATTTGCTACTTTTCTAATTACAACTACATTAACTTTTTCACCTTTAGCAATCATTTTCGACATATCTTTTACTAATTTTAATGCGATTACAGAAGATTTAAAGCTGTTCCTACCACCTTTTAACACATTGTAAGGTACTTTAGACAGCCACACCGGTTTGAAATGCGGATTTACATTCTTTTGCACATCAAACTTACTCATCTCCCCACCTATCCACAATTAAAATATTTTCAGTGGCAGTAACACTCTTCTCTTCTCTCGCCATATGAATCTTGTTGAGAATATCGGCAGCCTTTAATCTGTCTTTGGCACTCACATCTATATAAGTCTTCTCCTGAAATCCCTGACCACGTCCGATTAGCGTTTGTTCTCGTTGTTCGCCCCGCATTACTGAACTTAAATACTCAAGTACTTCTTGTTGCGTTGCTGTTTTTGCCGATTCTATCTCTTTGAGTCGTTCGTCTATGTAGGATTTAACACCAACATTTACCAACAATTTGTGACTTTGAGATTTTGCATAATTAACGCTATATCCAGCTTCAATAGCCGCTTGAGTAGCATTCCCGCACATGATGTACTCATCAGCAAAGTCTTTTTGTTTAGTTGATAATTTTGCCAACTTTCCACCGCCTTTCTTGACAAAATAAAAAGACAATCTCTCGACTGTCTTTAAAAAATATGAATTGAATTTAGGTAAGGATTAACTATTTTACTACTTGTACATCTAAAAATAAAAATTGAAAAAAAGGTTTTAATATCAATGAAAAATTTACCTTACCTAAAATTCTACATTATCATTATACCATTTCTAAATATACTTGTGCATACTTATTCATACTTCCCCATACTT